AAGCCATTTATTTAATCTCCGTGATTTTATATGCTTTGCGATAAATATCAAAAGCAGGCAAAACAATGGGTTCTATACTATCCATAGTACCATATATATACCGCTTTTGAAAATATGTTGAATCATCCATATCAGGTATGAACAATAAATCTTGTGACGTTCCACGATTAAAGTCAATATCCCTAGCCGTGCCGTACATATCGGCTTCTGTGGCAAAATCTAACTGCCATTCAGCCCGCCTTAATGGCGTTCTTATTGTAGGGATAATAGAACCCGCTACCGTGCGTCTTTTTCTACTGCGATCTACATAACCCTCTTTAAATCCATAACTTGCGTTAACAGCAGGTATAAACGCCTTACTTAAATACAAACGCCCCGCCTGAAAGTATCCATCTGGATTGCCGCTGTCTGATATATCAAGCCGCCAATATCGAAAAGTTTGCGCTGTAATGCTAGCGGCAAAAACGTTTTTGTTATTTCCAACATCCGTGCCCGTAATTAAATCCAATGCCCCGCTATTATAATCACTTACGGTATTATCAGTACCCGCTTTAATGGTCACCGTGCCTTGCCCGTTATGTGATATAAGTGATATAAAATCTATTTCCTGTGCTGTGCCTAGATCAATGTTTATCTGCGCTGTCGTTTCTGTGCGATAAAACCTGAAAAGATCCCGCCTTTGCATGTTCTGAAGTGAATTACCGCCCTTGGCAAGCGTTCCGGTGATGGTGGCGTCATCACTTAATGGTGTAGCCAATAAAACATTCATCCCCACAGCTCCAAAGTCGTTATGCCAGTTTCAGCATCTTCATTTATACCAATTATAATACAATTTTTATTTAAATTAAATCTATTAGTTTGCAAAGTTACAAAATCACCGATAAAAACCCTAAAAAGCAAATCAACAACACGAACTCGATACGTGGTGCGCTTTTTGTTAAATATGTTTTGAATACGTGACGCTTCGGTTAATGCATCCGATTCTGTTGCTAGCAGCGTGTTAAATTTCTTTTCAATCGCATTCGGGCTTTTAGTTCTGACGTTTCTCTGTTCTGTAATAATCTTGCGATATTCCTCTGATACAAACGTGCGTTGTGCGTCTGTTGTCGCCGTAGCCAAGTCTGTATTGTTTTGAACCGTCCAAGATTTGGCATAGCCTAAAATAACACGCCATGCAGGCGTTGATACTTCTAAAGCCTCTAATTCACGATCTACAATGCTATTATCCGTTATTGTTAAAACGGACTCCCCTGGATCAATTCCTACGCCTGCTGTGAATTGCCCGTTTCTCTTAAATGTCCAGTAACACTGCAATGGCGTTAAAATATCGTTGATAATACGCTTTGCCGTGGTTTCTTGGCGTATATAAAGCCCTATCTTGCCCGTGACCTGATCGTCCAAGGCATTGAGTGCGCCTTGATCTATTTCGGCTGTGCCAAAAGATTGAGACCCTAGCTTTGTCTGTAGAATACGGCTTATGATCTCACCCGATAGGTTGACGTATCCGCCGTCATTATCGCCCTTTATATCGGCCGTTATCTGCCCATCAGGTGATGATCCCAGCTTAAAATATCCGCCCGATAGCTGTGTTAAATATTGACCTGCACTCGGGCTAGCCGTTGTTATATCATCCACGTCACCGCCATCAGTCAAAGCAACGCCACGGTCATAAACATCGTCTATCGCTTCCATAGCCCCATCATGAACCTGATAAACCAAATTAGCCGCATCAACTAAAACAGGGGTGACATTCCGACATTCACCGTATGCAATAGGCTTGGGCGTGCCATTAATATCATCGCCACCTTCTAGGTCACCAGTTCCCTCATATAGGTTTTGTGAAAACTCTACGTCTAATATACGATCTTTGCTTTGAATGTTGATAACAATCTCATCCTCATCATACTCAATACCCGATGCTACGCCGTCAAATATCGTTACAAACTGATCACGGGCAAATGTTTCTGCGCCTGCTAAGACCTTTACAGTGCGCCCATCCCAAAACAGATCAACCAAGTCATCAAAAGATGCATCGCCGTTTAAAATACGAATTGCGCCAAAAGAGCCTGCGTTTCCGTTAAACTGATCACCTGAAAAGACAGACTTTTCAATATTAAAAGGATTTTCCGTCACAGGTAAATAGCTAACGTTTGCAGGGCTGTCGCTTGGTTCTGTTGTATATCCTGTATTTGATATAAATATATTTTGAATACCGCCTAATGTGGTAAATCCAAACTCTGCAATTGCGCCAGTTCCAAGCGGCGGCGTACCCGTGACACTATTCTCTACGCTGTCACTATAAGGTGAAAGCTCAATAAGATAGACTAAATCTATCTCTGGGTTTTTTAGTAATTCAGCAAAATCATCAGGCGTTGAGTTATCAAGAACAAACTCTGCAATAGCCTTTTCGCCGATAGTAAAGATCATGATTGTACCACCAGGGAGTTTCCGACACGCTCCATAGACTTGCGTAGTTTAGTATTCTCCGCCCGTAGTTCTCTAATTTCCAGCAGTGTCTGCTCTTGTAGACTGGTCTGTTGCGCTGTCTGTAGCGATAAATCACGTGCCACGCCCTCATCAAGAGATCCAGCAGGTGCGCCAAGGCTTTCAGTAACACCGCCGATAGACTGTCTAACAAACGTCTCTAAGGCTACAAACTGCGCACCGCTTGCAAAAACATCACGCCCTATGCTCAATAGCTGTGATGCTTGTCTGGTCAGGCTGTTCAGATTACTAAAATCACCCGTTTGAACTGCGTTTAGGTTTTCGTCAAACTTTGACCGTGCAAGTGACAATCGTTGTATAGGATTAAAGCTAGAACCGCCACCCAAGGCTTGCTGGTCTAAAAACTCCTGAAACGGTTGCAAAACATCGTCAATTATCGCCTCTTTTTGCTTTTGATAGCTCTGCGTTAATTGATCTACAGGCAAGCCCAAGTCACTCGCCTTATTTTTAAGGTCATCAAACTGTGCGTCTAGCACGTCCAGTGCGTCCTTTAGGGGCTGTGCGGCTTCACCTGCTTCATTAAAGCTGTCTATCAGACTAGCTATACCGATAGCGTCAGCAATTGCCTGCGTATTGCCTATATCAGTGTTACTTAAAGCAGTTTGCGCATTTTGTGATAATCCAGTCGCACCGCTTATTACGCTCTGATTAACGCCCCTTAAAAACGCTTTCTGATTAAAGCCAAAGTTTCGCCCGTTTAATCGCAAGCCATCACGGGAACCGATAACAACTCTCAATGCCCCCTCAACCGTAGCACCAGCTGATTGCAATAATTCTGCTAAGCCTTCGGCCTGATCTAAGACCTGATCTCTAAACTTTGCGTTTTCTGCACTAAACTTCTCGCCAGTTTGCCCACTGGTTGTGCGTGAAAGATTGCCAAAGCTTATGCTACCACCTTGCGCTTTATCAGACGGCTTGCCGCCCCCAAACAATCCACCGACCGCCGTGCCTAAGAATGACCCGATAGCAGCCCCGACTGGGCCACCACCGACCGCCGCCCCTATCGCTGTGCCTGCAACGCCTGTGCCTGTATCAACCAGAGCATTACCAGAACCAAGCCCTAACAATTGCGCACCCAATCCACCCACAGCACCGCCTGCAAGCGCACCCGATAGCGTTGTACCCCCGAAAACAGACCCTAGCTGTGTTGGGCCAGCCACACCAGCAGGCAGGGATTGCGCAAAGCCAAGGGATTGACCTATGCCACCAGGCACAAGCCCGCCAAGCGTAACAGGGCCACTATTAAACAGCGACCCAATGCTTGATAGACTGCCTAAATCAACGCCACCGCTAGCTTGAGCCGCCCCTGTGAAGCCTAGTCCACCCAAAGCCGCCCCTGCTATGCCTGTAAGTACCCGACCGCCACCACGTGCCAAGGCACGGCCTGTTATATCATTAAAGGCGTTTGTAATACCCGCCGATATTCTTTTAAGTCCGTCATTACCCTCTTTAAATCCCTCTACAAAAGCCTCTTTTATTGTACTGCCTATATCATCAAAGGATTCTTTTAATGGGCCTTTAACCTGTGCAGTCAGATCACTCACCTTTGTAGATGCCGTTTCGATAACCTTATTGACTGTAGCCTCTTCGGGATTGCTTTCTGGTGTAAGGCCTGCCAATTCTGCAATCTCGGCTTGTGATCTGCTGTTTGCTCGGCTAAACGTTCCCGTTACAGTTTCAAACGTGCCAGACGCAACGCCCCTTAAAATATCAGTGTTGGATCTACGGCTAGCTAGTACATCCTCAGGCGATAAAAAGCCTAAATCAAAATTAGTTTTTAAAACACGATTAGATAAATCGGCCGCTTGAAACGCCAACACCTTAAGCTTGGCAAAATTGCGCTCAATAACTTGCAGTGCCACCCTGAAAGGAGCAGTTATCACGCTAGTTAAAGACCTAAAAATCTCTATAGCTGTGTTTTTAAGATTGATAAATACGTCAGTGCCACGTGCGCCAAAAATTTCTATCTCATCACCGAATAGCGCAAGTGCCGTTATACCTGCAGAAATAGCAACAGCAAACGCACCGATCGGATTGGCCGCTATTGCCGCTGTCAGCGCACCAAAGGCCGTTGTAGTTGCCGCTATCGCAGATGGTAAGGCTAGCGCAAACTGTCTTATCAGTATCGGTATAGTAGACCCTGCAAGCGTGCCGGCGATCTTAAGAATGGTATCAAGCCGCTCTGCAACGGTATCAAGGGCGGTTGCTATACCTGCTGATACATTTTTAAGATTGTCGCTTTCTACTCCAATTCGCACAAACTCGTTTGAAATACGTGTTATTGACCTAGATATTGTGGGAGGAATGTCAAACGCCTTAATGGCTTCCTCTGCATTAACAACCGCTTGCAAAAAGCTTTCACTGGTCAGCTTTCCGGCCTCTGCCAGCTTTAAAAGATCAGTCGCCGCTTGCCCCCCTAACTCTTGGGATATAATTTTGGCAAGTAACGGCGCACCCTCAATCAAAGATCTTAACTCTTGGGCTGATGCCTCAAAGTTACCAGCTAAACCTTGAGATAACTGTGTTAAAGCACCCTGCGCCGCCGCCGCACTTGAGCCTGATGCCGCAAAACCACGGGATAACAACTCTGTTACTTTAACTAAATCCTGCGATTCACGGACTGCGTCAGGCAAAGACAACGCCAAAAGATTAAACGTGCTTGCCAATCCCTTAACGCTATCGCCTGTACGCTGTGACGCTGTGAAAAGATTTTGAAATACTCTATCCGCTTCTATTGATGTCTTAGTGGCATTGCGGATATTAGTTTCAAGTGTGACGATGCTGTCTGAAAAGCGTGTAAAAGCCCTGATAGTAGCACCCGAAGCTAGTGCGGCAAAAGCCTGCGTCAGTCTTTTTGTCGCTGTAGTAGTCTTGTTAGCAGAACCCTTAATGTCTTTAAGGTCTCTTTTGATGACCGTAGCACCACGCCTATCAGCGTTAATACCGATTGAAATGTTTGCGTCATTCGCCATCTTTGTTATGCTCCATCTGCACCTTTTCCATTGCACGCAAGTATCGTGAAAAGGTATCTATATTGTCGGGATCATAAATGCCGTGTAACTCGCACCACTTCACTATAGAATACCACGGAATTGGCCCAAGTGCCATGCCGACACTCCGCTCTGATTGCAAATCACTAAAAGCGTCAAAATATATCTGCAAGCCATAGAGCAATTCAGGCGGCTTGTTACGCCCCTTAACATCTTCCGGTAATTTGTTATACACATCGCCATACTTTAAATGCCACTCTAAGACTTTTTTATGTTTTCCTCTTCTTTGTCCTGCTCTTTTTCTTTGAATATTGCCGCATCGTTTGACTGGTTAATAATGTCGGTGAACAGATCGGGCAAGTCCGTTAAAAGTTTAATTACGTTTTTACGGTTAAACTTCATTTCCTTATCGCTCTCATCCAGCACATTATCCCATCCGACAATAATATGATCGGCATATAGCTCGGCCATTGCCTGCATTTTCTGCTTTTCAAGGTCTCTTTGCGCATCTTCTGATAGCTTGCCCTGATTAGCTAAAAAATCACGGCGTTCAAACTGTTTAAGCTTAATCTGTGCGGCGTTGATAAATGACTTGTTACCGCTTCCTCCATGCTTAATAACAATTTGAAAATCTACGTAATCAAGAATAGCGGTTGCATCGCCATCAATTTGCTTAGACTTAAACATCTTATAAGGTGAAGTCATGTGTCGGTCTCCTTTAAGCCGGGTATTTTAAAAAAAGCGCAGGGGCTGAACCCGACAATCAAACCCCTACGCCCTTCCCTCTTCGGGATTCTATGATGTGCGTGTAATCTTTAATGTTGCATCCTCACTGCTGTCATAAAGACCAGTGAAAGGCACTTCAATTACCAAGGGCTGGTCATTTCCGCCCGCCGTCACTGTTGGATTACCAAACTTTAGATTGGGAATGTTAAACTCATAATTTAATGAGCTTGCACCCCCGACTTGAAATGTCAAATCAGCCGCAGTACCACCCAAGGCCAACGCCATCGCCTCATCATCCTCAAAATAGAGCGTAGCCGTTCCTGTAACGTTAAACTGCCCTGCAACGATCTCACGTGCGTATTTTGACCCCAAAACATTAGCAGGGGTTAAGTTATTTGTAATATCCAAGGATAAGCTGGTCACAGCCGGTGAAGTTAGACCCGTAATAGCAAAAGAGGCAAAGCCCGTTGAGCTCTCAATAACTGGATTGCTGTTCACGCCCGCATAAGTCGCACTTGCGATCTCTGTTTCTGCTTGCTCAAACTCTTTAGCGATAAAGGAGAAACTACCAGTAACGACTGATTGCGCATCCATTTGCAGGCTAAGGTTATTTGCGATTGCACCTAAAAAGCGATGGTATTGGTCAGTCGCACCCGCTTCATATGTCACCTCAATAGTCTGCGACTTTTCAGCTACGCCGTTTTTCAGCACATCCGTTGACCACGTATTGTACATCAGTGATTCCAGCAAGTTATCATAAGAGCCATAAGAAAGCTCAAACGGAAGATCAAAACTAGCCGTTTCACCGACCGCAATAAGGTCAGACAAGTTACGGTCAGAGCGCATTTCCTGCGATTGAACCGTGTTAATCGTTGGTGATGTTGAAATGGGCGGGATAAACCGCAACTCATTAAATGATGGGCTTGATGGTGTCGTGCCAAAAGTGCTCTCTGCTACTTCTGCCACTCTGGTTTCAGATGAATTAGCCATGTTTTACTCCTGTTAAGTTATCTCTTCATATCTAAAGTTTATTAAGGCGTTGATCTGTTGCCATCCCCGCCCGTCGTTCCCGACCTCTCTCACAAAGGCGTTTGAATATATTATATCATTATCTTGAACGCCTTCATATAATTTTAATGCTTTTGTAGCAAGCTCACGTGCTTTTATGCCGTAATCGCCTTGTCTTACGAATATCTGCACGGTTATAACCCCAAAACGATCAAAGCGGTTATTTCCTGGTGAGCCTATCGTAGCCTGCAAGCCATCGTTGTGCAGAATATTGAACCTTACCCATGGATCACTATCGGGCTGATATTGATTATCATCACCCCATACAATAACTGTCTCATCATTCCATCCAGTGTCAAAATAACTGCGCATAGTAGTTACAGCGGTTTTATAATCCACGTTTGACCTCCTGAACAACTTGCTTTATTTTTCGGCTGTTTTTCGCAACCGTAGCATCGACCCATGACGGTGTGGGCTGTTGCTGTGAATAGCCATCGTTTAATCGCCGTATATAGGGCAGATTGTTAGTGATAAATATTGTATCGTTTAAAGTGTAACGGCTTATCACAGGCTCAATAGGCGGCTTATTGCCGGCTTCTACAGTTATACTGGAAGGTGAACCTAAAGACGGTATCCAGTTTGATCTGGCTCGCCCCGTATCTACTGGTGTCTGCGCTACAAGATCATTATCAGTGTCAAACGCCACCTTGCGGGCAACACCCTCCAGCAAATCAATCACTTTTTTCTTATACGCCTTGTCTAAATCCCTTTCAAAGCTCATCGGCGCACCTGTGACTTGTATAATATAGTGCTGTCAGCAGGCTGTATGGCCTCAACGTTTAAAACCTTCCACCCATCAATAAGATCGTTTAATTCGGGCTGTGTGAACGTATACACAAGCTTATCGCCCCTTTTAACAATAGAGCCATCAATCTGCTGTTGATTGTAATCCGTAAAAACTGCTTTGATTGTCTGCTCACTTGTACCGCCACCCGTGACTGTATCAGTAGCAGGGTTAAAGGTACCCTCTGTAACAGTCGTTAAAACAACATCACGCCCAAATCTCTCAATCAGGCGGTCTGCTGTGTTTTGTAATGGCGCATAGTTAAAAGTCATTTATCGCTCTTCTTGCCCTCATAAGCTTCTTTTATTTTTTCGTACTTTTTGGCGTAAATAACTTTATCGGCCTTTTCAGGCTTTTTAAAATCCTTAGCCGCTCTGTGTCCGACCTGCTCACCCTCACGTGAAGGATAATGCTTTCGGGCTTTTCGCACTGTGTCAGCGTATACAATAACTTTCATTTATGACCTCATTAGTTTTATGTTGTTTTTAGATCCCCGTGTAATGTCACGTAAAATCATGCTTACAAAGCTGAATGTCTTATGTGTGGGTGCAAAGTCGCTATATTCAACCTCAATAACATCGACCTTTTCACGCTTAACCGACCCGCCCCGCTCTTGTGAAGGCCTAAGGCGTGCTGATAATGCATCCAAGGCTAATTCCGCCGTAGCATCCTTAACCTGCCTTGGGATCTCATCAATGTCGTAAAGTTGAGATGCAAAGTTACCGCTCCGCACGTATGCCTGCGCTCTGGGCCATGCCAAAGTCTGATCTTCATCAGCAAGCGTACCTATGAACGTATAAGCTCCGTCAATGAACTGCGTGGCCTCGAGTAACGCCTTTTCTTTATCTGCCGTCGACGCACTAGACCATGTGGAGTTGTTACGGTCACTCCAGTAGGTATCTGCATCAGCAACAGATAGATAAGTATTCACGCCAACGTTTAACGCCATTATTCAGCCACCTTGTAATCGCCTTTTTTGTACTCATCAACCATGCTGGGGTGAACGTCAATCTCTTTGTCTCCCCGAACCATTTTGATAAGCTTATTTTCTTTTTTTTGCTCTTTTTTTTGTGTATTTTTTTTTGATTTCTTTTTAGCCATTTTTTACTCCTAGTAGTAAATTGCGATATTAGTTGCAGTTGTATTTGCGTTTTTAATCTCTTTTACACGAATGTTTAATTCACCAGAGACACCCACTAAAGTAACAGTGCTACCCTGCTCTGTGACAACTTCTAAATCGCCCGCAGTTCCTACGTAAACAGCTCGTGAAACTCTATCTAATACAGCGTCACTACCGCTAACATCGACCGTCTCTATGTCAGTTGCGCCTTGATATTCTTTTCCATCCATAACAGCCTCCTTTTAAAGTGCAGGGGGCAGTCGCCCGCCCCCCGCTTTGTTTTAACCTGCGATAGAAGCGATAAACTCTGGCTTCCATGCCTTGTATCCCCAAACCGCGGCCACATCAAACATCGCTTTGCGATACCCTTTGTAAGCAGAAACTTGGAAGATAAGCCCGCTGAACGGATCTTGAATTGTAATCCGGTCATCAGCCGCATCACCACCCTCAGGATTGGCAGGCGCACGCATTGCAATCTCTAGCGCACGTCTGTGGAACGCTACGTTTGCTTTGCGGTCACTTGAAACGGTAACAGCCGTATTGTCTGCCACATCGTTAATCAATCCCGGCTTAGCAATTTTCAGAGATCCACCGCTAAAGGCTTCGACGACCACATACTCATTACTATCGCCATCAAAGGAGATAATATCACCAGCCAAGATAGTACCCGAACCAGTATCAAGAGTAATGGTTGTGTCACCTTCTGATAGACCAGCATCTGTCTGATATGAGCTACCAGTTCCAGCGGTGTGATTTTGAACCTGTGCAGATTCTTTAATCATCAATCCCTGCAAGTCCAGCAGAGTGCCTTGACGCAGTAGCTGGTCAGAACCGTTCTCATTAGCCTTTTGCAGTTGTGCCAAGTTACGCAGTTTAGTACCCGCAAAAGTATCAATAACCGCTGATACATTGCGATCTTGCGTAGGCATACCGTTATCAACCAAGATCTGGCGCGCTTCTGCAATCAGATCAAAGTTTGAATCAAAAGGCGTAGTTCCAGCAGTGCCGACTGAACGGCTTGCGTTTTGATACGCTTCTGTAGCAAGGTCAGCCTCCATCTCGTTGACCAGCTGGCGCATTGCCTGCAACACCTGATCACCGTAAATGGTTTCAAAGCCTGAACCACGATTGACGTATTTGACGTCTTCACCAGTCCACGGGATCTGAACGCCACGCTGTTTTGTAAGGTTGAGCGTTTTGTTATCAACCGTCTGATCGTCACCCTCTGGGATGGTCATAGACGGTGTGATGTCGTTAACCGTTGCCTCACGTGTGAAAAAAGAGCGTACAGGTGAACCCACCGCAACCTCTTCTGGTGATGCATTAATCGTAGCTGATGGGATAAATCCTACCAGCTCCCGACCGACAACATCGGCGGCTTTATAAAGATCGGCCGCTAGATCTGTTAGTACATTTGCCATTTTATTGACCTTTCTTAGTTAGTTATTTTAATGCCCTCTTTGGCCGCATTTGCACGTTCTACGTGGTCCATTTGGTCAAATTGAGAGCGGGTTATAGTTTTTGCATTGGGTGAAGACTTGCCCTCCGCACCTCCACCAGTATTGGCAGGGGCTGATACATAATGCCGTCCATCATCTGATTGCGCCCATTCTTTCAGGGCATCAGGTAAAGGTTTTTCGTTTAGGTAAACGTCTGTACCCTCAACCTGAATCTTGTCTCTCATCATTGCCTCAACGGCTGGAACGAACTGCTTGGCAATGCCTGCCTGGTTCATGGCCTGCTGAAGTTGAGCATTCTTAACGTGCGTTGTGACAAGATTATCTTTTTCAGATAATTCAGACTTAAGCCTTTCGAGCTCTTTGTTGTGTTGCTCTGTAATTCGCTCTCTTTGTTCTTTTAGCTTGGCGTCAATATCGCCGCCCGCTTTATCTTTAAGAGAATTGTACTCATCAATTGAAAAGTCATCAGGCAGTAAAGAATATTTTTTCTCATATTTCTTAACTTCTGATTCAGCATCACGCCTTAGCTCTCTTTCTTTATCAAGAGCTTCTTTCAAGTTTGCAACATCAGCATTAGACTTCACGTCATCTGCTTGTAAAACAAAAGCACCATCCTGCTCAGAATAAAACTTTTCTGCGCCTTCTGGTATTTCAGACTTATCTTCATATTTTAGTTTTAGCATTATTAAAATCCTCACGATTTTATGGGTTGCGCCGTCACGGCTAAGTATGCATCACGCATATTTGTGTTTAATTTTATCTTAATTTATATCAATTATCAATGTCTGCTTTCACAAAAGCCTGCATTTCTCTCTGTCTTAACTCGTTAAGCGTGTATTCATGCCCGTTACGGCTTACAAATTGCTCAACGTTTAAATCGCCTTTTCTAAATAATTGCGCTCTTTTTTTGCCTAAAGCTTCGTTCTGAATATCTACAGGCTGTTTTTTTAGCCACTGATTATAGGTTAAATCTTTAGGCACTTGGCCGTTCATACTTGCCCGTGTACCTGCATCCACCTCATCGACATCAACGCCAAGGTCTCTGAATGATTTCGTGACCGCTGTAACTCCGCATCGACAATTGACGTGTATAGGAGGCCTTTTTCCACTGTCTAACGGATAAACCTCACCATCCAGAGCCATGCAAGTAGGGCAAGTTCTGCTATCCAGTGTCGCCACCCACTTAACATTTTTAATCACATCAGAATTGTCTAAAAAAACTTGATTGCGTGCGCTGGTGGCGGCGTGTTGAAAAGCACTGCGAACGACTGCCTCTGTCTGCTTGCGGGTTGTTTTAAGTATCCCTGCATCTGTAATACGTTTGACCACCTGCTGGCCTGTCTGCCCTTCTACAAAGCCCCGACGTATTTCTGACGATAAGCGCTGTTGAGTGCTATCGGCTAAGCGGTTAAACCATTGCTCTAATGTCCGACCGTCAAAAGGCTTGCTAAATAAGACTTGGCGTATCTGCTCTGGTGCGGGCAAAGTATAATCTATCTGTATCGGAATATTATCCTTGAGCATTTCAATGTTAAAATCACGCTCATATAACGCCGTTTCGAACAAATCGCCCTGTATACGTGTGTTTATATCTTTAAATCTATCCGTGATACTTTGTAACTGCGTGATGATCTGCTCAATACGTGCCGTTGTCGCCCCTTCGGTTAATCCACGGGATAACCTAGCGTTTAATTGATCCCGTAAATCAGGCAGTATATCATCGTCAATAAACTCCAAAACCTTGCGGGTTTCACGTGTTTTCAAACCCTCCATAAAAAGCATATGCCTTATGGTAGCGTCCTGTATTTTTTCATTAACGCTATCGGCCGGATTGTTTAATCTTGGATCTTTTCTTGGCATTATAGCCTAATAGGTTCAGTTTGTAACTCTGATGCTTCTTCTTCCTGCTCTTTATCGTACGCTATAACCTCACCCTCTTTAAGGTTATCAAATAGCGTAGCGTAACTAATAGCCCCCGACTGCCAAGCCCCGACAATTTCCTTAAGCATTTGCGGTGTCATGGGTTGCGGTAAGAAGTCTTTGTTTAAATCAATAGTAGCAGGCTCAACATTCATCCATTCTCCCGCTATTTCTAATATTTTATTTAATCCGCTTGATACCGCCATTGATATACTCGCCAATATGCTATTCTCGCCCATATGCCTGATAACAGCCGTATCAGTGCTTTCATTGCGACGCTTTGATGGTGTAAGCATCTGAGCGCCAAGGCTAGCCATGTACTCTTCTTTGCTCTGCAATCTCTTCTCTAAAGCTTCTAAGCCTTGCCCTGTAAACTCTAAATATTTTGCCTTAGTGTCTGGATTGCTAAAAGCCCATGCAGTCGTAGATCCAATTTTAAACTCTTGCTCTGTATCGCTTTCTGATATGCCCGATATAACAGCAGTCGGCAAGCCCGTAAAGTGTGCACCATGCTCTAAGTCCGCCGTGGTAGTGTAGTGTGACAGATTAACATTGACCAGGCCAATTAAGGGCGGGGCTTCTACGCTGGCCGATAGTGTATTGGGTGAGAAAAAACAAAACGGGATATAAGATAACGGCGCACCGTTCATAAGCGGTACAATTTCGTCAATCTGAATCCATTCGTGCTTTTCATTTTTGCGATATACTCTCTGGCGGTATCGGCCTTCGTTTATATCCAAAACCCTGATCTGCTCAATCTCTTTTGTTTTAAACTCATTCTCTTCGACATCTACAATTTCACGCAGGCGCAATTGCGTTAATACTGTTTTGTTTTCTATCCGCCCCGTTTTCCAGTTTAAAATACTTTCTGCGTCGTATTTTTTAAAATATGGCCTAGCGTTCAGTTGCTGTGCTTGCGATACAGTCATCTCACCTATTTCTAAGCGTGGGAAGTCTACCAATACACCGACACGCCCCTTAACTAAAACATCCTCTACAATACCCTTTGCAAAAGCTTGAATATCGTCATTTTGTAAATCAACATCCTGCAAAAAACCATCCATTGCACCAGTTTCAATTGTTGGGGGCTTGCGGAATATCATCCCTGATAAGCCCTGCACGGTACGGCTGGTCGCTTCGTAGAATGTCGCACGCTTTAGATAGGCGTCATATTCCTTCATAGTTTGCCCGCTTAATTTGGGCAGGTAATCCTCTTTAGCGTTGTGGATTGCACGCTGGCCGGTAAAGGCGTCATTCGCCTTTTTCCATTCTGGTGCGTATTCGTTGTATTCAGGGTGAGTAGATGATACTGACATCAGATACCTTTCAATTTAAACTTAACAGCTTTATCTTTTTTAATCGGGTATCGGTAAGTAACAAAATATCCCGCTGCGTCATTGGCGTGATCGTGACCGCTTTGTTTATCAGGATCACCGTTTTTATTATACGCCTGCTTTTCCAAACTTTCAACATATTGCGGGCAATTGTCACTATTGACCATGTAATGGCGCTTTTTAAACATCATATTCATGCTCATAACTCTATCACGAATTGACGGGTTTCGGTTATTAACAAAAACCTTAAAACCAGCTTGGCGAAGTAATGAAATATCGCTTTCACTTGCATTGACTGATTTTCTGCTTTTGCCGCTTGCATCGGGATAAATTATAATCTGGTGACCGCTGTAATGCCGTTTAAGGTCCGCTATCATGGCTGGCGTATCGAGTAGGCCTATATGCTCTTGTACGGCATACGGCTTGTTATCACGGACCACATGAACAATGGCCGCCATTTGCCCAACGTTAAAGTCCATGCCGATATGTAACGTCTCTTCGGGCTGTATTGTCGCTCTGGTATGGTGGGTTGCTCTATCGTATTCTGTATACACGCTGGCGGAGTTCATATTCACAAACTCGCCGTTTAAATAGGCTTCCAGCATGTTGGATGGTATGCTTTCACGCAAGCTATCAACGTAATCATCAGGCAAAAACGGATTAGACCACGTAGGCGCTTTTATCAGCTTTGACCCATCCATCGGGCTTTTTTTCCATTTATCGTAAACAAACTTAAAACCTTCCGGCGTGGTGACAACTGCACGTGTGTTATGCTTGCCGTTAGGTTTTTTCTTACGTGTACGAGCTACTATTTTGCCCCAAACGTCCTGCGCCTTGTCTGTGGGCAATGTGTCAAGCTCATCGACAACGCAATCAGCTGTTTCATATCCGACAATCTTTTCAGGCCTGTCCATTGACCTGAATATGATCTTGCCACAGTTTTCAATTTCTAAATAATTATGCTGGCGGTTTAATTTATACGGGATGTTAAGATTTTCAAAGGTTTCAGAAAACCGAGGGAATGCAATATCGTGAATTAATCCGTATGTGGGTAAGTAATACGCCACATTCAAATCAGGGCTTTCACGCTTTAGCCGTATAGTGCGCCAAATGCCGCCCTCTGTTTTCCCTGACCCTAGTCCGCCGACAAAAGCAGGATACCGTGCGTCGGATGTTACAAACTCAGCCTGCGGTTCAGTAAATTCAATTTCCATCTTTAGGCTTAATCACGGAAAAATTTAAATGCTCTAGCGGATTGCTAATTTTAGCATTTAAATCAGTGGTGTTTTTAGTTCCAAACTCATCTTTAGATTTGCGTTCTAGCCACCATTTGCTGTCGTTTATGTCGCCATTGTCAAGAGAACTCAAAATGTTCATTTTTGCCTTAATGTTAGGGTGTTTTTTAAGCGCCTCTTTTTTATCCGAGAACTTAGGATTAGATTTACAATAATCATAAAAAGTAGATGTTGATATATTTGCATATAGACAGGCCTCTGTGTCGGTGAAAGACATAGCAAAGGCCTTCTCGAGTTTTTCTATTGTTTCTGGTGTCATAACAGTAGGCCGTCCACAGTTACACTTCTTGGGCGTTTTATTACATCTGCCGCAATTTTTAGGTCTAGCCATTGCTTACCTCGTTAAACACAATATTAAATTAATTATACAATTTTATCTTAATTTATTCAAACCGTCCTAATCCGTAAACGTGTTTCATATATTTCTGTTTATTCATGGTGTGATTATAGCATATTGATATTTATAAGTAAATAGGGCGGTCACTTCTTGCGTTGACCTGCCCCAT